AAGAATCGTTTTGTGACGGAAGGAATGCCTGGTTTACCTGCACAATGTAGTGCGTGGGGTGATGTTTTCCATTATCTCACGAAGTACGGGAAGGAGCGCATGATTGCTGGAGACTTTCGAGAGTATGATAAGGTTTTAGAATCCACGATGAGTCTGGAATGTTGGAGGGTGATACGTGAGTTTTTGAAGCATGCAGGATGGTCAGACGAAGATCTTTCCGTGATACAGGCTATCGGTGAAGATATAGCTTATCCCATGTGTGTTATGGATGGGGATCTTGTCGAATTTGATGGAACCAACCCTTCTGGACAACCCTTGACAGTTATTTTGAATTGTATTGCCAACTCAATTTACATGCGCTATACTTATATTAAGTTGAATCCAGAACATGAATGTTTGTCATTCCAAGAGAAGGTTGCGCTTGCGACATATGGGGATGATAATGCAGCTGGGGTGAGTGTAAGTGCTCCCTGGTTCAATCATACTGAAATACAAAGAGAATTATTGAAGATTGGAATAGAATACACAATGGCTGATAAATCTGATGGTTCCATACCATACATTAACATTGAACAGGTTGACTTCCTGAAAAGGAAGTGGATGTATGATGCATCTGTACCTGGTTGGATGGCTCCTCTCTGTGAGGATAGTATCCAAAAGATGTTGATGATTGGTGTCGCTAGTAAAACAGTGTCTCCAGAGTATCAGATGATCGCTTGTGTAGGTACGGCTGTATTCGAATACTTCTTTTATGGAAAGGAACGTTTTGAGAAGGAGCGCTCTTTCCTTATTGGAGTGGTAGAGGAAGCTGGTCTTTCAGATCATATTCAACCTCACACGTTTCCCACGTATGAGGAACTCAAGGCGCGTTGGCTTGATGCTAGCGCCTATGAGGAATACCTGAAGGAATTGGAGGATTAGATTCCTCAAGCCGGTTTGTGCCTAAAGTTCCGGTTTACCAAATACTATAGGCTGTCAAGTGTGATCTTGCATTCTCTAAGGAACGGAGATTGTATTGCTGCTTGATAAAGACTTACCTGTGGCGTTCCCCAAAATCCCTATTTAGGGATGGACTTAGGTTAGTGTCCAAACTTTACCCCTGAGAAGGTATCTCTGTGCTGATTAAGGTCACTCAGTACAGTATCAACGATCTGCGAATACAAATATCAATGGTTTATCTCAAACCCAAAAAGAGAACTTGTGTGGAATGGTGTTTCCTGCCACCCACCCCGTATTGAAGAGGGAATTTGAAATACAAGGAGAGGAGCCAGTGATCTCTGGAGATTCAGAAGGGAATGTTGTTGAAGAGCAACAGGAACAATTGACCTTCGGAGACACGGAACCTGCTCTCCCAGAGACAGCTATTACAATGGGTGATCCGTCACGTTTTGTACGAGATGATGATACAGCTCATTTAGGGGATTACCTGTCTCGGCCAGTGCTTATAAATACATTCACCTGGAATACGGGTGCGACAGGTATGTATACCAATGTGTTTAAGCCTTGGTTTTCCTTTTTCACCGATGGGCACATACAAGCTAAAGTGAATAACTTTGCTCGTTTGCAATGTGACCTAAAACTCAAATTTCTGGTCAACGCATCACCATTTTATTATGGTCTGCTAAAGGTGAATTATGATCCTCTTAACTCTTTGAGGAACAAATATGGGACGATGATGACGATGTCGCAAACTCCTGGACCCTATATTGCTCCACAGGAAATGTCCTCGGTAGAGATGACTTTGCCATATCTCTGGCCACGTGACTACTTGGATGTTTGTTCAGCTTCTGATTTTGATGGGATGGGTAATATTTCCTATTCGATTTTTACACCATTGGCGAGTGCAAATGGGGTGACCGCAGCTGCCATCACTGTCTCATGTTATGCATGGGCTGAGAATGTTCATTTGAGTGCACCAACGTCGGTCTCCTCACTCCAAGCTCCTGGGCCTATATCGAGAGTTTCTCAAACAGTTTCAAAAGTGGCTCGCACGTTGAGTGTTATACCACCGATTTCTGCGGTAGGTTCGATGGTGTCAAAGGGAGCTGATCTTGTTACGGATTTGGCAACGGCTTTGGGTTTTTCCAATAGTCCGAATTTATCTGATGTAAGTGGTGTTCAGTTGAAAACTTTCCACGCATTTGCAAATACAGAACAGAAGATGCCACTCGACAAATTGTCGCTTGATCCAAGTAATGAATTGGAATTGGATCCTCGCTCTGTGGGGTTGGGAACTGAGGATGAGTTGGCAATTGCCAATTTTGTGGATCATGAGGCATTTGTTACTAGTAGGGTATGGAATAGTTCGGACGTTTCTACTGTTCATCTCATGTCACTGTTCGTCACTCCACATATTTTGCAGAAGCTTGTTGTCAATTCAGATATCACATCCTACTTTCCCACGCCAATGGGACTGGTATCGCGATTCTACAAATACTGGAGAGGATCTATGATCTATCGAATCAAGATTGTGGCTAGTCAATATCACAAGGGACGATTACAGATTAGTTGGGATCCAGAGGACGATGCTTCCACCACGAGTGATACAGAGACAACGTGTTTTACTAAGATTGTCGATCTCGATGGAGAGAAGGAGATAGAGTTTCTTGTACCCTATCGTGGGGCGCGTGCATGGGCTCAGACTGCTTACACCGATCAGACGGGACTTCCCGTAAAATTGGGTACAGGGGCTTATGAATGGACACCAAATCGCACACAACATAATGGTAGTATAACCATTCATGTCCAAAATCAGTTATCTGGTCCAGTGTCCCCAGCACAAGTATCAGTCTTAGTTTTTGCAAGACCAGGACCCGATTTTGAAGTATCCCAACCTGTGGATAATGTGCGCAGGTATACAGTACTCCCTGGAAATCCGGATGAACTTCAAGGTCCAGAACCGATTGATGGTAAATCTGTAGTTGAAGATGATGTGCAAAAGTTTACAGTGGGTGAGAAGACAGTTAGTCTTAGACAACTATTACATCGCACAATCTTGTATGGTATTTTTCCACGGGAAGTTTCACACACTGCTGTGGGTGGTTTGCCTGCAACACCTACAACAAAAGCTTTGTGGATGACCCAAAGTGCTTTTCCTAAGCTTCCCCAAAGCTATGGATTTGACGACACACTGGGTATGCACTATTCACACTATTTTGGAACGACAGCAGTCTCACAACATGGCAACTTTGTTTTAGAGACACATTTGGATACGTTTGCCAATTGTTTTGCCGGATACCGCGGATCAGTAAATTGGCATATGAATCCTATTCTCTCCGATGCGAATGATATCCCGAATATGTCGCTTTCGAGATACAATGGTGGTACGATCCTGAATTTTGTGAATAGTAATGAACCTGAAACTGCACGAGTGACCCGCAACATACTCCAGGTTTGGAGTCAGTGGGTACAAGCTTCCAACGTAGCATCAGATTTCACAGACAATACAGCTTCGACTGCTGGTCGAATGTATAACCGTGATACTGGTACTATAGGGACATCAATTACAAATACGCGAATTGCACCACAAATTGGAATCAATCTACCACAGTACAGTAGTTTGAGATTTTTGCCTGCGTTTTATACGCAACGCGATCTACTCCCTGGTAACGATCGATATTATGACGGATTTAAAGTATCGTGTGTGCAAGATTCCACAATAACAGATAATAAGTATTATGAGCTATATGTCTCTGGGGGGGTTGATTTCAATCTCTTCTACTTTGTCTGTTGTCCGCCACTATATGCATATAATATGCCAAGATGGTCGGAAAGCTAGTCCGCTTTAGGACACTTTGATGAGGAAATTTATCATTTTCTCATGGTGTGTGACACCACTCCT